TTCTACTTGAAATGTTATCATCAACAATTTTACCAACTTTATCTTCAACAAAGTTTTTTAGATCTTCATATGGTTTACCGTGCATCATAGGTAAAAAGTCTGAATCTGTCAACCCTTGATAACGAACTAATGGCTTCATACCATCATATTGTGAAACTTGTTTGGTACTACCATATAAACTTGTTGTTTCAAAGAGACAAGTTTCCATATCGTATTTTTTATTCAAAAGGTTTCTAATTTGGTGAGAACAACAGATGGCAGCCAATAACTTACCACCAAGATAATTATAACCAAATGGTTGTGACGGTACAATAACGAAACCCATAATTGCAGACTGATTAAATCTTTTGGACCAGTCAGGATTCTGCGTAAAAACTTGTCCAAGAAGATCATTACGAGGCTTACAGTTGATGACTGGTGAACCCAAACGAATGAACCCCACATACTTTCCGGTGTTCTTCTCTTTGATACCAACTCTGATCTGTTTGCCTACTGGTTGAATGTTAACATGGGAACTGGTAATTGAGAGAAGTGTTTCCCATGTTTCATTTGGTGTTTCCTCAATGATAAAATCCATGTCTGCTGGTGCCATGGAGAAATCTGAGAATAGATCATCTTCTGGTGGAAATAATGATGTGGGAATTTCTGATAATGCATTTAACTTTTGATCACGCATATATTCATCAATGCGGCCAAAGTTACCAAAGTAATCTTCAAATACCTTTGCACAATGCAAAGCATCATCGACACTCAATTTCATACTTTGAATCCCTCAAAGCTTTTCTTCTCAGCATTACCAAATGTATTTAAAGGCTTATCATTGCCTTTGTGGCCAGAATCGACAATATTACTTTGTGCCGATTGTTCAATATCATATAACTTCATTTTGGCTCTATCAATTCCAACTGTGAATCTCTTGTGAAAAGTTGGATCATTATAACGATTCTTCAATTGTTTCACCATGATTTGACCAAGTTGATCCAAATCTTCTGATGAAATCAAAGCAAACATTAAGTCTGCTGTCGCAGGTAAGCCAAACGACTCTGAAGTATCTTCCAGTCCCGGATCACTTGATGTATACCCGCTTCTAGTGGTTTGGGTCGCACTAACAATAGGTACATTGAATTCCACAGCCAGTCCCCGTAGCTCTTCAGCAATTGCTTTGACATAGGTGTACGAGTTAATAGAAGCGCCAGGTTTAATCCTAGCAGAACAACAAATGTTAAGATAGTCAACAAAAATAATATCGGGAACAAAAGAACGCTTAAGATTAAGTTCATTTAATAAAGTTCTAAAGTGAATTACTGAAGCTGATGCGGTTGGATATTCTTTGATAATTAGTTTGCCCGTTGTTTTATCACGGACACGATTGACCTTCTTATCGTATATATCTTTCGGCAATTCTTGAAGATCACCAATATCAACATTCAAAAGATTTGCATCAATACGTTCTGCAATCTTTTCTTCGGACATTTCTAACGTGAGGTAAAGAACATTTTTACCTTGAACCATACAGCCAGCGGCAACATGGCACATAAAAAGAGACTTGCCAACACCAGTGCCAGCAAGGGCGATATTAAGAGTTTTATTTGGAAGGCCACCTTTTGTAATCTTGTTAAAATAGTCCAAGTCAAAGGGTATTCTTTCTTCTTTTCTGTGATAGAATTCAAATCGTTCATCAGAGTTCTCCAAATAGTCATGACCAACAGAATTATCGAAACTTACAGATAGAGCGTCCGATAATATCTTGGGAATCTGACCTTTGTCGTGTTGTTTGTCTTTCCCGTCAAGAATAGAAATCGACCCAAGTACTGCGTTGTATATTGCTTTCTCTTGACAGAACTTTTCGGTTTTATCAACAAGCCATTGAATTTCGGAACTTGTTTCTTTATTAGATCCAATTTCTTGGAGATAAGTTTCGCACTTCTGTAATTCATCATCTGTAATATTAGTCTTTTCTTTGATGGTAATACTAAGTGCTTCAATTGTTGGCGCTTTATTATAAGTTTGTGTGAATGATGTAATTTCATTGTAAACTAACTTTTCAACATTTGTGGAAAAATATTCTCTCTTTAAAAATGGTAATACTTTTCTGAGATAGTCCTCATTATAGATTAGGGTCTTTAATATCGTCTGTTCCAGTTTCATTAATATTTTCCTCTGCTTTCAATGCCAACAAATGGACCAAAAAATCACCAACATGATTAATAAATTCGGTGTCTTTTTGTAATTTTTTTGGCTTTACATTATCTGATTTTATCACATCAAAAGCGAATTGTAAATAAGCATTGTCATCTTTTTCTTCAACTTTTATTTTACCAAATTTAATTATGATACCAATATATTTGCCTTTTAGAAATTCTATATGTACGTGCTGTGCATCATTTGTTGGTGTTAAAAAACGATAGTCAATGCCAGAGACCATACTATCTGCATAATCACTAACGTTCAGTTCTGTCTCGCTGCTCATTTCTTTTCTCCTGTATTGTCTTTTTACCCCAAATTTTTCTTGGATTTCCACACAAAGAACAATCGGAATTTCCACAATCAGCCCAATGCTTTTTGGCAAATCGATGTATGCTGTCCACAATTACACCATATGCTTTGGCAATTTTAGATTGTTTCTTTGCGTGTGTTTGTGTTTTTAACCTTCTTTTTGAATGTCTTAGTTTTGAATAATCATCACTCATCATCTGACCCATTTATTGTTTCAACTTCAAAGGTTTCTTTTACATCTTCATCTTTGATAATATCGGTTGCAGCAACACGATATTTGTTTTCAACAAATTCACGAAACTTTTTATCTTTCAATATTGACATCCAAAAGTCTTTACTGTCAACATCTTTGATTCTATATTTTTTATCTTCGATTTCACCAGTCTTTACATCAACCTTACTGTACCAACCGTTGGATGGTTTAATAACGTGACCAGATTCGAGTGCAATATCAAGTAGACCAGACCAACGGCTAATGCCACCATCAAAAGATACAGTAACAGGAATCTTTGATTTTTCTTTAACATAACGAGATTTTTCAACATTGATAATAAAGTTGTAACCGACAATTTCTGTTCCTTCCTTTTCTTGTTGTCGACCAATAATAAAAATATTATCGGCTGAATAATAAGAACCGGTGCCACCACCAACAATATCTTTAGGGAACATTCCAATTTCTTTGTAGGTATGATTGACTACAATCATTGGAATATCTTTCAATGATAAGTGTGGTGTGACCATCCTAAACAAACTTTTAACTTGTTTTGCTCTTGACATATCTGCAACAGATTTTTGTTCAAGTGCATCTTCAACTTCTTTCTTTGACGCCAAATTACCGATAGAATCAACGACAATAATCAAACGGTCACCACGTTCTAGGTTTGACAATTGATTCATTATGTCAAACTTTAATTGTTCTATATCGGTAATAGGAGTGTGCAGAACACGATCAGTATCAATACCAAAGCTGTCAAAGTAGGATTGAGGAGTACCAAACTCTGAATCATAGAATAAAAGCGCTGCATCATTATATTTCTCCAAATAAGATTTCGCCATCAATAACGAAAATGCGGTCTTGAAATGTTTTGATGGACCTGCCCACATTGTAAGACCTGGTGTTAAACCACCATCCAATTTACCACTAAGTGCCACATTAACAATTGGCACAGAAGTAGGAATCATATCTTTCTCAGTAAAGAATTTTGATTTCGATAGAATAGCAGATTCTTTGATGCTACTATTCTTTTTAATTTTATCAAGTATTCCCATAATTTACCTTTCAATCAAATCCATCTTTTCGGTTTCGTTTTTCTTTAAATGCATATTCAGCATCATAATCATACTTAGGTTCTAACTTCTTAACAGGTTCTTCTGTATAGACACCGGGAGAAATGTGTGTTGTTTTCACTTCTTGTGGTGCAATGTAATCGCCTGGTCTTTCCATTGGCATATCATCTTGTTTACCTATTGGTGGTATTGTGATACCAGAAACAGGATCAATCTCTATATCGGCTAAATTGTTTTTCTCAATCTCAACTATATTTTCTTTTTTTGGTTCTGGTACAAAAACTGGTATTTCAATATCATTTTTTTCTGGTATGGTTTTTTCTTTAATCGGTTTCGATTGATTCATTGACATATTTGCAGCAATTAATAATAACACAGCCAGCGGGTCAAATACAACCATAATCAACATAATTACCAAGCGAACTGCCTTGTTAATGCCATCTGCATCATCTATACCATATACCAAATCACCAATATATTTTATTGGACCAACTTCGGCAAGTAATTTAGTTTCTTCTTGTAAGAGTGGCAATCTTCTTCTATTGATTTCAGTCAATTCTTTTTGTGAATCTTGAATCTGTCTATCTATTCTTGCTGATGCAGTTTCAGGATCACCGGCACGTTTTAGTAGATAATCTAATCTTTCTTTTACAATTTTTTCTTGTTGATTGAGTGTTCTTATTTCAACAGAATTTGCACCTGCCGTTAAAGTAGAATCAATGTGTGCTTTAGATAAGAAACCAAAAATACCCATGCTAGTGATTATCATAAGAATAACCACAGCAGATGTCAAGTATGCTTTAAGAAGTCTTGGACATATGTGCCAATTTCTATACAACCAAGATGCAGTAACTAGTTTACTAGCTTCTAACACCGATCCCATAATAACAATAGGCCAAAATG